AAGTCTCTCCTCAAACGTCAGGTCCGGTCGGTTCGTATCGAGATAATCGAAGACCCGGAATTCAAGGGCATCCGGTTGCATTCGGAAGAGGCTCGTGATCTGTTCAAACGTCAGGTCGGGGTGGTAGCACTCGCCGTCGAGGTATTCCCCATCCTTGAGTTCCTTCCCCCAGGTTTCGGTGCCTTTGATAACCTTCCCGGTTCGAGACATGCCGCCCTTATTAGAAACCAACAGACGCACACCGTCAATCTTTGGCTGAACATAGAATGGAGCGGTGATGTGCTTCCCTCTTTCGGACCACTTATGCGCGAGCATTGGCGTGACCGGAACCTGCTTTTGGTTCTCCCACATGGTTGTAGCCCTCTTCAGGGCACTATCGTATCCAAGTTTCACGTGGGTCGTGGAGACTGATTCCTTCCCACCGACGAGCCCTGTTTTTTTGATAATATTCGCGGTGCCATCGTCGAGTTTTTCAACCTCGATGATGATGTATCGTTTTCTGCCTTTTGAATCGGTTTTAAAAATTGTCTCCATTATAATAGAGAAGAAATGATTTCTGTTGTAGATCACGCGCGTCTCCAGCGACTTAAGCCTCCACAGACGACGAAAATTCCATTAAATGGTAATACCTTGTGTATATTTATTATAATACTCTCTATTTTAGTTCTATATAAAAGATACGTGAATATCAATCAATCGCGTTCACGATCTCGTATTTAAGACAGTCGGATGAGTTCAGGTAAATATCCTTCTTCATCAATTTACCGAGTTCCTTCTCGGGAATTTTAGTTTTTTCCTTATAGGTCTTCGTAATAGTTTCCATGAATTTGGTGCAGGATTTCATTTCCTCCTTCAAATCTTCAAATTTTCCCCAAAACCCATTTGTGGAGAGTTGATGGATGAGAACGTGCGCGTTCTTACCCATCCTTCGTTCTTTACCGCCGAGTAACATGAACGTCGCCGCGCTACTACACGCGCCGGTGGCGATGGTGATCACGTGTACTCGTGATTTTTCCAAAATATTCATGGCGGCGAGCCCTGAAAACAACTCACCACCATCGCTACAAATATTAATACGAATCTCCGGCGTCCAACCGGGTGTATCGATGGCTTTTTTTAGTAGGTCAAGCTCGAGTTTTTTGAATTCTTCCGTAAACTCGAGGACGTTATCGGAATCGATATCTCCGAAAAAATACATCTCGTTCCCTATCACCCGCGTGTATTTAAAATCGTCTTCATCCGTGATCGGTGTGATCGTGATCGGTCCAGCTTTTCTTCCCATTTTACATGTAAACGACTGTATCCTTTATGCTCTTAAAGATTTCAATCATGAATCATATACATGCAAGACACCGGGAGATCTAGAAATACACTGGACCAATTCTATACGAAACCGAGCGTCGCTCGGGAATGTATAGACTATTTACCAAAATCAAAATCAGATGACTATACATTCATTGAACCCTCGGCGGGTGATGGAAGCTTCTTTAATCTTTTAGGACGAGATACGATCGGTATAGACATGAAACCAAAGTGCCAAGGGTTGATAAAAGCTGATTTTCTTAAGTGGTCGCCACCGCCATCTAAACGAAAATACATTGTCGTCGGAAACCCACCGTTTGGGAGACAGTCGCGTTTAGCGAAGGCATTCATTAAACATAGTTGTACAATGGCGGATATAATAGCTTTTATATTACCGAGGTCGTTTACTAAACCGAGCATGTTTAACGCCTTTGAAAAACACTTTCATAACGTTCACTCGCGCGATCTAAAACCAAACTCATTTTTATTAAATGGGAAGGAATACGACGTACCGTGTGTGTTTCAAATCTGGATTAAAAAAGATACCCCTAGGGTTGAAATAAAAAATATTAAACCTATAGGGTTTAAGTATGTAAAATCTTCGGAACCATACGATATAAGCTTCCGTCGCGTGGGTGTATACGCTGGTAAATGTAAGAGAAATGATGGGTCTAAAGTGAGCGTTCAGTCTCATCATTTCATAAATTTTGACGACGCGTCGCGCGTCGACGCGGTCATCGACAGAATAAATAATCATGTATTCCCAACCAATACTGTGGGTCCTAGGAGTTTATCAAAAAACGAAATTAATAGTTTTATAAATTCAACCTGTTCTTCATCGAATTAATGTCGGAATTGTTCATGAAACCTTTATTCTTCATGGTGTTCATTATACGAACTCTATTATTGGGTGGGTTATTTTTCAGTTTATTAAAAATTTTATTTAAGATATATGGTTTCATATTACGAACAACGTTATTAACATCATTTCTAGAAACATTTGAAGGAAGATTATTTTTTATTCTATTCACATTATTTCGTAAATTATTTAATGTTGAATTTTGTAAACGAGCCTTAATATTCCTTAAATAGACATTCTTATTCACGGAGTTAGTGTTTATTATTTTTTTTACATTCTCCTGTCTAAAAGCTGTATGTCCATGAAGACGACCTTCTCTTCTTCCATGCATGTATTCGTTTATACCATTGGTATTGTATATTCGTATTAATTCATTCTTCACGTTTCTGTTAGGATTGCGTCTTACATTTGAATTAATGTTTAAATACCCTCTTTTGTTCTTAGGGATGTTAGAAATCTTGTTTGTCGTCAACATGTGTTTATTGATCAATTCAGTATTTTTAGTAACTCGTTTGGGTTTGTATTTTTGAAATAACCGCAAGAACGCACTTTTTCTATACACTCTATCATCAACGATGATGAGTAAATCGGGGTTCAAATCTCTAAAACTGTCTGGAATTGATTTCAAATTAACTCTCTTCAAATTAAGAAGTGTGAGATTTTTAAGATTACCGATACTTTCTGGAAGTGAGGTGACCTTGGTATGTCCCAAATCAAGCGATGACAGGTTTGTAAGATTACCAATACTTTCTGGAAGTGATGTTAATTGGGTGTTGTTCATATCAAGCATCGTCATGTTTTTAAGCTTGCCAATACTTTCTGGAAGTTTGGTAAAAGATCGATTTTCGCCAAGATAAATTCGATCAAGTTTTTCAATATTACCAATACTTTCTGGAAGTGTTGTCAACTTGTTTTGATACAATTCAAGTGTCTTGAGACTTTCAAGATTACCGATACTTTCTGGAAGTGAGGTCAACTCGTTATTGCGCAAAGAAAGCCTAACCATTTTTTTAAGATTACCTATACTTTCTGGAACTGAAGTCAATTTGTTATAACCCGCATCAATTTCGAGAAGGTTTGTAAGTTTACCAATACTTTTTGGAAGACGAGTCAATTCGTTCTTATACACATCAAGCACAGTAAGTTCTGTAATCTTACCAATATTTGTTGGGAGGGCGATCAGCCCCCTGTGAGATAATTCAAGTTTCTCTGTAACTGGGGGTACCGTAATTTTGGATCTTTTAGTGAATATCACAACACTCTTAGACATGTCCAATCTAATAACAATAGAGAAATAAATTCAATTCTCAGATAAATATGATTTTATTTTCTTTTTAATGTTTGAAACATCGCGCGCCTTCAATTTATTGCCAACGTTTAAATGATTCAACACGTCAAAATCTTGCGCGTTCAAATTATAACTACAGTATTTTTCTACATCCCCTAATTTAATGTGGTTATATATAGTGAGTAGGTCGTCTACATTTTTAAGTCGACTTTTTTCTAAAATCCTTCGAACTTTCAGATATCTCATTTTATAATTACCAAACTTCGTCCATGAAGATCCCGGTCTTAATTTATCTCTTGATAACGGCTCACCCATGTAATACTTTGGTAGAGTCATCGCCGAATTAATGAAATATGGCATGACATTCCAATCACCTCGGTACATACAACTTTCAAATACGTCGGCGGTCGACATTGATGTCGCCACCGGTTCTATATTGACCCCCTTAGAATCAACATAATTCTCATATATGATATCCCACATGTGCCCGTGCTCCGTGATGTTTTTATCCTTATGAGATTTAAAATCCGGGTCGCAAAGAAGGTGCGTAACATATTCTTTTGGAGCCACGAATAAATCTTTTGGATCTGGAAATTCTAAGTAATGTTCAAAATTAAACAGGTTTCCGCCACACATTTCAGCTGCTCGCTTCGAATTTGGATGTGTGGGGTTCAAGAGCATGATGATTTCCGGTATTTTTTTAGAAACTATGATGGTTTTAAAATTATCGATAATATGTACTTGTGGACTACAAACTATCAATGATTTTTTTGTTATTTTATTTCCGTCAGACACGTGATCTATGACTTGTTTCAAATTGATCATATCATTCTTATACCCGTCAATTATTAAATACTGACTCGAATTTTTAAAATATGATTTGATATCATTAAATTTCATCGAGTGGTTTATTTCAACGCTCTCCGATTCATCGACAACTTGTTCTATTATGAATGTTTTTCCAATACCTGACATACCACAAATAAAAACATTCTCACCGGAATCCAAATACGATCGAAGGAGGCTTATCTCATTCGCGTGTATCGTAGATTTTTTAATTTTTTTTTGTATTGGTACTTTAACGTACGCATCCATGGCTTCTAAACGAGATGATATCACTAATCAAGCGATAGATATTATTTTAGAGAATGATGCGTTACAGAAAAGGATAATAGAACCTGTGAAAAGGAGATTCCTTCCTTACTTGTTATGCATTGGTTTCTTTAATATAACATTGTTTTTGTTAGTCGTTTTCATAGCTTATAAGTCCTCACCATCGCCGTCATCCTCGGGTTGACCTACCTCAACATCTTCTTCGATGATCGGAGTTCTACGTTTTCGAAGAATTGGGTCGACTAAATTTCGTCGACGCGAAGATATACCCTGTGTTGGTACGGCGTCGTCTTTTTTCGAGCCCGGCATCACCTTACCGCGCAACTCGTTAAGTTCGTCCTTAAGGAACTCATCTGTGAGATTTGTTAAATCACTGGGTTTTTTGAGAAGATTCATAATAGAATACTCTTTGATAGCTTGAAACGGTAAAATTGGATGGACGTGTAATATTTCTGGTTTTGTAAAGATATTATCGTCAGGAAAGTCTCTATCAAACGCCACTAGTATCTTTTTGGGAAGTGGTGGACTCTGCTCTATCAGACGGTCCATTTCTTGTTGCGCGTCGTGTACTATCTCAGCACCATCTGCCGTACGATTCACGAGGGGTAAATTAAGTTCTAATCGTATTTTCCTGCTTAATTTTCCGTATAACTGAGAAGCGGAACGGTGGCTCTCCATGAGCTCATTTATCTTTAAGAATTGCATTATCGTCGCGATGATTCCCGCGATGAGATTCAAACCACCGATTATACTGGGAACCGCGGATCGAACGCTCACAGGAAACTGTTCTTGCGCAAAGTTCGCGGTGCCCGTAATCGTAGAGAGAACAATCACGGGCAACGTAAAACGCATGGAGAGTTTTTGAAACATCAAAAATGCTTGATAATTCATATACCTGTAGCACGCGGCGGCTTCACCCCACTCCCTCAAGACCCGCTCTTGTTGTGTGTGCCATCTTTTTGGCGCATCGATTTTCTCAATGTCCGAGGGGAACTCCGCGGGGTCCCTTTTTTCCGCACTATTTTCTTCGCTCATATTATAGATGAAGAATATAATATTTTATATCCACCTTTTACTTTTTATTACCATGCTGGTGCTTCCTTTTGTTGGACGTAAGGAATGGTTAGAATTTTATAGTTTGTTGGTACCCTTCATTTTTTACCACTGGTCCGTGAATGACGACACGTGCGCGTTGACCCAGGTAGAAATGTTCGTCACGGGAAACAAAAAGGAAGAAACGTTTTTTGGAAGGGTCATGGGACCCATATACAAGATGGAGGAAACGGATGCGAATAATTTTTTGAAAACTTTACTTTTCTTGCTCTGGATGATCACACAATATAAATTAGGTCGGATTCCGATTAACCCCTCTAAATAATAAATATTCGTATACGTTAAATGAAAGGTCAGGTTAAACAGCGAATCCTATTGTTTATCGTGTTGTTGTTATTGACGATCACCATAGTTCAGGTGACATCGACGACCGAAGCACCAGCGCCACAAGTCATCTTAAAACGCGTTCCGGTCAGAGTTCCGGTGGAGCGTGAATTTAGAGACGCGCCAATTAAAAAATACAAACCCGGCTACACACAGCAAATAGGCGTTCTCGTCGGCGACGATGAAACTTTGCCGATCTACTCTAGAGAGGTGAGAGGTAGACGGGATAGATACCATTATTATACAGTCACCCCAGGAAATCAGCAATACTCGTTGCCACTTACGATCGGTGATCGGGATTGTATGGATGACATTGGATGTCAGGAAATCTATGGCAATGAGAGTGTGTCTGTGTTAGGGCAGGATGGGGAGTTCTCGGCTAAAGTGTACAGAACTGACAATTTCTTTTGAGTTATATTTATCTAGCGCAGATTCAGCCTTTTCTTTGGTTTCGTATACACCCAAATATTTACCTCCCTTACCACACGCTCGCCATTTCTTCGCACTCTTATCGAAATTAACAGAACCCGTACCTTTTTTTCTTCTTGTCGTATTATCGGGTCTGACAAAATGTTCAGGATCTTTTAAATATTTTTCGTGTATTTTTTCAGCTTCTTCCTTGGTTTCATATTTACCCAAATATTTACCTCCCTTACCGCGCGGTTCCCATTTCTTCGCATTCTCATTGAAAAAAACACACCCCTTCGCCTCGTATTTTGCCGACCCCTCTGGTTTGACGAAGTGTTCGGGGTCTCTCGTGTATTCGTTCAAAATTTCTATGGCTTCGTCTCTGGTTTTACACGGTCCGTCCGATAAAACTTCCTGTTTACCGCGCACTCTAACTTTAGGGTAAAACCCGCGAGGTTTCTCATTGACGTAACCCGCGTATCCATTTTTTTTCAAAGCGCTACGACGCTGCGCGGCGGACATATTATCTTTGGAAAACTGCGATACCTCGCTATCCACACCCCCACCCTCATCACAGTTGAGTCCGTTAGGCGCCATACAATTTAACTTCTTGATCCAAAAAGTTTCGCGATCGTTTAACGATTCATTTGGAACTTCTTCTATGATTTCATAGATCATTTTATCACCGTATTTTTCTATAGATCTTTTCAACAGAATACAGGGTGAATTCTTACTTTTATGTCCCGACATCCTTTGTTTATAATTTTTGGTTTGTCCTACATAGACTTTACCTGAAGGGCTAGTAATTTTATATATCACACCGACCATTATATGATATATAAAATTGTCTTTAAGCTTTTTTATTTTTATTTATTCTTCCTTTTTACCTAACGCGATTTCTATTCAGGTCACATCCTTTTTGGTCCCCC